GCGTGCCGGCCTTCCATTGCGACCAACGCGACCACGCCTGGACCTTGACCCTGGCGATGCCGTCGGGGCTTAGTCCGATCGTGTCCCGCCCCTGCTGGGCCTGATAGGCCAGGATCTTGCCCCAGTTTTTGCCAGTCCAAGAGTCGTAGCGCCAGCCGAATTCCGCGTGATCGATAAAAGCGGTGCCGTAGAGCAGGCTGTACGTTCGCGACTTCTGCCAGCCTGGAATCAATGGCGGTGCGCTCGGGTCGCCCTTCTCTTCCGGCGTCATCGCTGACTTGCGATTCTTCCGCGTCATGCGGCTGATTGCTTTGAGGGGCGAGCCGTCGGCGCCGATGCCCGCTAGGACGTCCTTTGTCTTAGCTTTGATGCCAAGTTCGACAACCCAGCCCCAAAAGAGCTTCCTAACGTCGTCAGGGTATCGCGCCAGGTCCGGGGGTTCGATGCCTCGGATTTCGTAGCGTGTGGCCACAGCTCAGGCCACCACGCCTCGGGTATCCAGCCGATACGCTGGGCACACGTCAAGCATGACCACACCACGCGCCGGGTTGCGCCATGATCCCAGAGGAATTGCTCCTCGTTGCGGTTGATGACCTGGCCGCAACCTACGCAAATCGTATTGCAGTCGCCGAGCCGAACGGCCACAAGACGCGGCGGTTTTCGCATGTGGTAGAATTGCGGCAGAAAGGGGACTGATCATGCTCATCAATGGCCGGGAATTACTCGCCGACATTCGCGATCTTGTCGAGACGTACGGAATCCCACCTGTGATAGAAGGCTGCTGGCGGTATAACTATCTGCGCCAGTGCCAGACGCTATATGTCGAGATTCACCTGGCCGACAACCAATTCCTGAAGGAAAGCCAGGGTTATGAGGTCAATCCGGGAATTCCGATTCACGATCCCAAGCCCACTGACCCCGCCGACCCGATCGAGCAACCCGAGCGTGAGACCACCAAGCAAGCCGTCGAAGAATTCCTGGGCCAGCTGTACGCCAGGGGCTTGGCGCACGTCAACGAGGTCGCGGCGCGAGAAGAGCTAGAATGCGAGAAGCCCGGTCAGACGTTCCCCGACACCATCGAAGGCTTTAGCCTCCACCCACCGGGAGCAGCCGTCGAGGCGCTGGCGAAGCCTCACCGGAAATTCAGCGATACGCTCATCGATAGGTTGTACTACGAGCTAGCCGAGCCCACGCCGGAAGGTGTTTGGGAAGCCATCGAAAAGACGTCGCCGGGCCGTATTTGGCCGGGAGATGACCCGATTCACGACGAGAAAGGAAACGTGATCGGCTACAAACACACGTTAAAACAGCCGCACGCCAGCGAAAAGCCCGATGAAGACACGTGGCGAGATCGCGCGCCGATGCTTTAAGCCGCCGACCCGCCAGCCATGATCACGTAGTTGTTATGCGAAAGTTAAGGTGAAGTCGGAGCCCGCGCTCGGGTCCCAGAGGTTGTTCGAGGTGCTCGCCTGATAGTAGAGGTCGCCCATCTTGAGGTCGTCGTCGAGCGGCTCGAAGACGTTTTGGGCGTTCAATCCCATCGTAAAGCCGTGCGTGCCGTTGTTAACTTCGATCGAGAGACTCTCGCTGGCCAATTGTTCGTAGTGCGTGCGATCGGCCTGGCTTGATGGCGGATACAAAAGCCGCGTCGCAACGGTTGTCGTGCGACCGAGGTACTGAAGCACCTGGGGGAACCGGTTCGCATAGTAAGCCTGCGCGATCACGTTTTTCACGCTGATCGTTAGCTCGGTGAATTGCGTTCTCACCGCGCCGCCGATCGTGACGAAATTGGACCCGCCAGCGTGAATGTACTGGAACCAGTCGGTCGGAAGGTTGTTGTCGGCCGCAACGGGGAAGGTGCCGGCCGATGGATCGGTCGAGCTGTCGAACGTGTTGCCTTGCCGCACGGCCGCGATCAGGTCGAGCACGAGGGTCCCAACAGTCGAGCCTTCCGAGATCGAGAAGGTGAAACCAGAGCAGAGCGTGCCCAGGTACACCTTGCGGTCGATGGTTCCATCGCCTCGCGTGATCCCGTGATAAAGGGCGCAACTCGCGAGATCGCCCGCCGCTCGCGTGGTGACCCACGGGGCCGTCTGGCCGCTGTTGATTTGGATGCCCGCCCACGACAACCAGAACGGGGCCTGAAAGATGCTCAATTTCATGCTCAACGTGCCGACCATCGCCTGCTTGTCGGCGACCTTGGCCGCTGGGGTGGGCACGCCGCCGCCATACATCGTCGTGATTGTGCCACTCGGCCGCATTCGGAGGCTGAACGCATTGTCGCCGTCGAGCCGTGGGTAATAGGCCGCTGCGTTAGCCAGACCGTAGGCCGTGCCGGTGGTCCAGACAGTCGGGGTCGTGACCGGCGTTTTCCACGCCGACTCTTCGACAACCATTAGAAATTCACGTGATGCCATGTGTCACTCCAACCGACAGCGCGGGCGGCTCGGCAGTCGGAGCGATGTATCAATCGATCAAGATGCGAATGTGAGTTGGACTGTGATTTTGCAGGTGCCCTGGCATTCCCAGAACGTGGCGTCAGTGCCGACGTAGCCGAATGGCGCGGAAAAGATGGGGAGCGAGTAAGCGCCGGCTGCCTGGAGCGTGGCCCAGTGCGCGTTTTGCGCGGCCGCGTTGTCGACCGGATAGAAGGCTAGTTTGATCGCATGCCAGAGGTTCAGGGGGTCGTCGGCGTCGCCGCCTTTGACGAACATCTCGAAGTGCAGAAAGAGATCGGCCACGAACGCGCCGGGGAATTTCCACTGATCGGGGCCGGCCGTGGGCGTGATGCGAATTGCCGCCTGGCCGTCGGGGCACTGCGCAATCCCAAAGGGCGGGAGCTGACCGGGCTTCTCTTTCCAGGTGCGCCAGACTTTGACCACGCGCTTGAGCGTCGGGTCCGTCTTGAGGATCGTCTCGAAGGCTCGCAGGACCGCGGTCTCGGGGGCCATGTTGAGATCGAGGGTGGCCACTATGCCCAGAGCGTATTAGTGCTTGAGAAGTTGATCGGAATCGACGCGACGAGGTTGCCGTTGGTATCCCTGGCTCCGTTGATGTTCAGCTCGGCCGTGTAGGTAGTCAGCATCCGATAGGCTTCCGCCCGATGCCGCGCGGCCATGCCTTGATAACGACTGGGATTGCCCATGCTCTGGAGCATGTCCTCGCAGATCAGGCTCACGGCGTAGTGAGCGCAGATTTTCTTGGTCCGCGTGGTGATGATGAGGGCACCCGTTTGCAGCAGGTTGAGGATGAACGGATTCCGGAGACTGGTTCGCCGCGCGCCGCCGGTGTACCACGCATCGAGAGCCAGGCCGTGGTAGCCCAGCAGCTCGACATTGCCGCCGCGGTAGTTGCGAAGGATGCACTCGTCGAGCCAGTCGCGAGCATCGGCACACTGTTCGATAAAGCCGGTCTCCGAGTTGGGATCGCTGACCTGATCAAGCCATCCCGCGATCAAGCGGAGGTCGCCGGCCGTGATATACGTTGGCCTGGCCGCCGTCGAGCCCGGAGCCGCCTGGATGGTGACGGTCGAACCCCACGGCATGAGCGCCGCGGATCGGCCGGTGCGTGTGGCCGTGCACTGCACGAAGTACACGCCGAGCGCCAGCGTGGCCGTGTCGGCGTTGTTGAAGCTGATCTGATACTGAGCGTTCGCCGCGTTGATCCAGCTTGGCGGCGTCGAAAACGTGATCAGCGAGAGGTCCGACGCGCCTTGCCAGAGTTTGGCCGAGAGCGCATCGGACCCCGTGAATTGCCCGGTGGGAACGCTGTCATCCGGATTGAGAGCCTGGAGCTGCCAATCGAATGATGTGCCCTGCTGGAGAGGGAGATTGAGCACGGGTTAGAAGTGGCCGCGGAACATCACGTTAGTGACTACGACGGTGTTCGTGGCCGCCGACAGCTTCGCCTGTACGTCGAGCTGATACGGCAGCGTCTGATCGATCGCAACCTGAGTGCCAGGTGCGATCGTGCCGGCCGTGGTGCCGTTGACGACGGGAATAAGCGTAGTGGCGCACAGAGCGCCCATCTGGACCGTGCCGAACGTGTCGAGAGCGCCCGTGCCGCCCGCGACGTTGCTTGCCTTGACCCCGATCAGGACGGAGCCCAGGAAGCCGATCGTGGTCTGCGAGGTCGCGAACGTGAACGCGGCGGAAGTCGCGATAATATTCGTCCCGAGGTAGATCACCCATGCGAACGTCCCGGGCGAACTGGACGCCGTCGTGGCATAGCCGGCAAAGGTGATTTCCACTACCCGACCAACCACGTTGAGGTTGCCCGCGCGGATGATGTTTGAGCCGCTGGCCTGCGTGGTCGATACAACAGAGGTCGAAGCCGCTGCCGTGGTCGAAGTGTCGGTCACTTGGGAAAACAGCCAGCGCGGCTTGGACCGCCAGAACGTACCGTCGTTGACCGGCGTGTCGCCGAAATTCGGGTTGAGTTCATCGAAATTCAGAATCATGGATATGTCCCCTTTCTTGGGTGAATGGTCAGGTTTGGATCAACACCCCGAAATCGGGACGGATGACACCCAGGGCGTAGCCATAGTCCGCGGTAACAAACAGCCCTTGGTAGATATGCTGGTAGCTGACCATGACGCGAAGCGGAATGCCCATCAGGTCCAAGTATGTGACGTCCAAAACCATGCCGGCTTCGGGGGGCGTAGCGATGGGCCGCAGAGCCAGGGCAATGGCATACTCGTGATAGGCCAGGCTGCTGTATTGCTGGACGGTGGCGGTTTGACCCGAGCCGTTGGCCGCCGCCAGCGCGACAGGGGTAACGGTCAGGCTGGTGTCCGAGCCGATGGCGGTGATCTGATACGCAGCGCTCGTTAGATCACTGGAGAACTGGAGCCACTGGCCGACAGAGAGCGCCGTGGTGAAATGCGTCGAAGTGCCGGTGATAGTGCCGCTGCCAGTCGATACCGCGACCGTGCCCACGAGGTTGACGAAGCGGCGGGCGGTGGTATAGCTGGCCAGGCCACCATTGGTTGGCAGCGTGCCGGTGTAGCTGGTCGAGAGCGTAAGAGCGGTGTCGCTCTGGATCGAGGACACCTGGTACTGAGTCTTCGTGCTGTCGCAGCCAAACACGAGGTACTGGCCGACGGCCAGGTCGCTGGTGAATGCACTCGCGACGCCTGTTACCGAGGTGCCCGCGGTGGGCTGAACCTGGCCGTAGATGATCGACCCGGAAACGGTTGGCATCTGTTGATCCCACACTTGTTCAAAGTTAAATGCGTCGGCCAGTTGCCCGGTTTCACGAGCCCGCTGCGCGATCGCGATACCGACCAACGATTCCTGTACCCAGGTCGTGTCGGTGATCATGTTCGAGTACACCCGGTTATGCAGCGCGAGGTGCATCTTGCTCGGGTCTTCAGGCACCTTCTGATCTTGCAGCACGGTCCACGCCGTCGATGCGTCGGTGGTCTGCACGAAAGCGTATTTGGAGCCGATGAGCGGCGCGTTGGAGTTGAAATTCGCGGCGGTGATCAGCGCTGCGATCTGGCCGTTGAGGTATTCCTGCGCCCTCTTGTAAAGGGGCTCGAAAAACTTTGTTGCCAAATCGGTCGCCGTCTGCCACTGCTCGAAATCCTGGAAGAGCAGCCCCTTGCCGATCCGGTTTTGGAACACCAAGGGGATGTAGTTGGGCGCCACGCTGACCGGCGCGAGTTGACCGTTGCCGATATTTTGCATCGGCCCGGTGTCGGGGAAATACACGTCAACGATCTTGCCGACGCGCGCAGCTTCGGGCTTCACGTCCTTGTAAATGCGAGTGAGCAGCGCTCGTTTGCCGACTTTCGCGGCGTTGTATTCGCCCGCGCCCGCGATTAACGTTTCAAAAAACGCAGAGAAATTGTTAGCCATTGAGGCTTACTCCTACCGTCGGCCTGGCGGCTCGGTCGGCGGAGTCTGGTGAAGGGAACGAACGAGGTGAGGACTGAGAAATGGCGGCTGCGATTGTTACTGAGCTTGGCGATCAGGGAGCCGGAATCGCCCTTCTCTGGCGGCGGAGGCGATCATTTCCTTGTTTCTGGGGTCGAGCATGAAAGCCGGGTCGGCCAGGTGCTTGGGCGTGAGGTAGATCCCGGTCTTGGACGGGTTGTGCGGACCACCGCGGTCGGCAGCTGGTACACGTCTCACGGGCGGCTCTTCCTTGGTCGGCTCGGCATCGGTCGGAGCCGGGAAATAGAGTGGCTTCTTGGCCTTGATGTCTTCGAGTAGCTTCTTGATGCCCTCTTCGTCGGGCTCATCCTTTTCTGCCTTCCACCCGCTAAGCTGATAGAGGTCGTCGAGGCCCCGTTCGTCAGCGCCGGCTTCCTTGGCGAGCCGCTTGAACACATCGCCATGCGTGCGCTCCCGGATCGTCTGCTCGAGCTCTGCAATCCGCTTCGCGGAGGTCGATTCCACGAGCGCCGTGTTATCCTTGGCCAACCGCTCCTTTTCTTTCTTGAGAGCGTCGCGTTCCTCGGTCAAGGTCTCCACCGCGGCACGGAACTTGGTGCGCTGCGATGCGAGGCGGGCAACCAGGCCGTCGTCCTGGGGTGCCGCTACAGATTCACCGGTTTTCATCGATTACGCTCCACTGGAGATGATCAGCTGATTGGCATCGGGGTTTTTCTTGACCAGCGCCAAGAGCCCCTCAAGCGTCGTGCGCACCGAAGCGCTCGGCGCTTTCTCATCCATCGCTTCCGCGATCACATCGGGAAGTTCGTCGAGCCGGTCGGACTGACCCTCGTCGCCGAGGAAGTGCAGCGCGCCGAAGCCTTGGCCTTTCGGCAGGGTCTCGATCCAGCGCGTGACGTCGTTCCAGCCTTTGTTTGTAGCCACCTGGATGGCTTCGCCGTTGTCAAGGATCGCCTCGAAGCTCATCGTTTGCCCGCTCGTGCTGCCTTGGGAAGCTGCTCTTCGCGCATATCAATTAGCCGACTGAGCTCGGCGGTATCTTTGCACTTATACATGCTGCTGAGTCGATACTTTCCCACGCCCCGTTTGTAGTAAATTTCGTGGCCTGACCACGCCTCTTTGTTGCCGATGAACTTGCCCTTTTCGTCTTTGGCTCGATCGCGGTGGTCGAACACTACCGTATGGCCGACGTGCGGAGGCGGTCCCTTATCCGCCATCCAGTCATCTTTGAGGGCCAGGGCATGCTCTTTCATCCACACCCGATTGCCCGTGTCCGTGTTGCCCGAGTTGATTTTAGTTTTCACTTCGAGGCCGTTAAGCCGCCCCGCGCTCTTGCGAGTTACGTCGAACGGTTTGCAATCGTCGCTCTGCGTAGCATGGCCTTCCTGGATGCGCCGAGATCGGCCCTTGACGTATTCGCTGTTTAGCTTCTTCGCGAGTTTGGCTTCCTGCGCTTCGCCGTATCGCTGCTCGTCCTTGTTCGCCTTCTTGTAGTTGGCCTTGGCAATTTCGCTTTTAGAGCGGCCCTGGATCTCGCCCTCGCCCTCGGTGATAAACACCGGCCCGGCATCAGTCGTGATCCAGTGGCCCAGGGATCACTCCAGCTCTGTAAGGGTCAACTGAGGACCGATGGCCTTGAGGTAAGCAAGCTTGGCGGCGACTTTGCTCATGGCCTCTTCAATCGCTTCCTGGTTCTCTCTGAGCAGATCCTGCGTCACGTAGTCCTCTTCGCCGTTCGAGAACTCGCAAGCGTCGTAGGCAGCCTGGCAAGCCCCGTGAATCAAGCCCAGTCGTGAGAGCCACTCGGTAAGAGCCGGGGTCGGGTCGTCCTCGAGGCCTGGCATCTTGCCACCGAGTTGATAGATGCGATCGAGCAACGGGCGGCGTCGCTCGCGGGCCATGCTGCCGGCCTTGTGGAATTTGCCGGCGAGCTTGTCGAGCTCCACGTGCTCGAACCAGTGCTCTTCCAGGTGAGCCCAGGCGAAGAGCTGGTCCTCGAGGTCGTGAACCTCGGTGAGCGCCGCGATGAGTTTGGGAGCGCCGGTCAGAGGTGCTGTGTCGCTCACTCGGTCTCCTCACTCTCCGGGTCCGCTTCTTTGAGCGGCGTGTTGTCGTCGTCCACGTTTTGCATCGCCTGGGGGTGCATCTCGCCGGGGATGGCGCGATTCGGGAGCACCGCGGCCACTGCTGTTTCTTGCTCGGCTACTTTCTTGATCCGATCCAGGGCCTGATCTTCCGTGAGGCCGAACCGCTCTTCCGCGACGTTCACGCGGCTCTTGAGCCCTTGCTCCATTTCCCATTGATCCGCCGCGTCGCGCTCGGGTCCCGGTACGGGGATTCTCGGCTCTGGCCACGAAAGCATCAGCTTAAGCTTGGCCGCTGAGGCCACCAGCGCGGGCATGGAGTAGTGGTTGCCGATGCAGGTCAGGAGCGTCTTGGCGAACTCACATTCGCACCACTGATAGATGGGTCGCCGCTGCCTTGCCCGCGTCAGCAAGGGAAAGGCCCGGATGATGATCGAAATCCCGCTTGGGGCATCGCTGTAGTCGAGCCTGAGAGCCGTAGGGGGCAGGTCGATGGCTTCCGCGAGTTGGCCCATGAAATTCTGCACGTCGTTCCACACGCCATCGATGTTAAGCTCGGCCTGGAGGTACTTCGCATCGGGCGGACCCGGTGGCGCGTAGCCATCGCCGGTGTAGCCGGCCATCGCGGGGGTCAACCGAATGAATCGACCCGGGCCTACTTCCGGATTCATCTCCACCGAGACGTTGAGAAACAGCCCGATGGGGTGGAGGTATTTCTTAATCAGTTCGGCTAACTCGCTGAGCTGATCGTTGATTCGCTTTTCGCCCTTGCGCAAAAAGGTGCCAGGGCTCGGTGTCCAGAAACGCCTCACAGGGGCTTCATAATGGATGAATCCGAACGGCAAAACCCCGTATGTATTGGGCTCGGCCGGGCCGTACTGGTAGGCGATGATCTCGGGGCGGTCTGTTTGGCCAGCCTTTTTCGTGAGGAAGGTGTAGACCTCGTCGTCAAACCAGAGCCGATACCGAGTCTGCTCGTCGTAGCGGTCGAGTGTGCAGACCGCGTACGGCTTCCGCTGGTCCCTCGGATCGAGGAACACGGCATACTCTTCGCGCCCCCAAATCTGGACGTCGACGGGCTTATCCGGCAGCGTGCCGCCGCTGTCCTCGGTGGCCTTGATTTCGAGCGCGGCCACCATGTTCAAGGTCGACAATTTCTCAGCCTCGTTCATCACCGCGTTGATGTGGACTTGCTCGTACACCTCTTGGAGCAGGTCGTGGGCTGCTGCGTCATCGGCAATCGTGCGTTGCGGGCCTGGGTTGTAAGTGTGCTGGCAGAGGCGATTGATCGCCTGGCGGACGAAGCCCGACGTCCGCTTGGGCCGGCCCGCGTAGTCGAATTCCGTTTCCGCCTCACGGCGGGGCTCGAACCCCTCCGCGTTGAGGTCGTAAAACTCTTGATTCTCCGAGGCTTCCGCGAGGTCTGAGCGCTCATTGCGCAGGCCCTTCTCCACCTCTTCGATAATGGCTTTCTTGTCGAGCGTCGCCCCGATGTGAGGGCTTGACGGGAACGGAAAGAGGCGCGGGGTTTCAGCCACAGGCTACGATCTCTTCTTCTGATTGCCTGTAGGCTTCATCAAGCCAGCGCATCCAGGTGTCCCACATTTGCTCCTTGACGTCGCTTTTCGCCAGAAATGCTTCGACGGTGGGGCGCGGACATTGCCGGTATATCAGCTTGAATGTGATCTCAGGATCTCGGTTGGAAGAGCACATCAGACGCCCAGAATCAACCCCGGCGTTTGCTTCGCTTCGGCGATCCGCCGCTTGGAATGGAGCGACCGGGTCGGACTTGCACCGCCCTCTATCCGCTGGGTTGCGGATCGCATCGCTGTCAATGCTTCGGTTGCACGCTTGGGATACGGGATCGCGATGGCCTCAAGTATAGCCCGCAAATTGCTGTCGAGAGGCATTACGTATCGATGTTTGCCGGGCTTCCAGATGCGCTTCATCCACCGGGCTTTCGGCACTTTCCGCCACTGTCCGCCCATCCACGTGAAACCGTGCTCGTTTTCTGCAACTGATCGCGAATGCCAAAGCCGACCTGACCTACTGCGATAAATCCTACTGGGAGACGTTTCACCACAATAAATCCAGTGCCCCGCCTGATAAATGATCCCAGCGTGACCCTCGGCGGGGTCGGCATACGACACGATCAACTTAAGTTCTGGGATGCGACGCCGCAGCAGCTTGATTGCGATCGAGACAATACGGCTAACTGGCGTCTGGTGTTCTCTAAGGGCGACACGAGCCAGCGCGCACACTTGAGCCTTTGAGACGTCATATCGTTCGTATCCTGAGGAACGCGGTCCATTCGTGAAAATTACGCAGCCGATGAATCGACACCCTTCCCATACGCCAATACGTGCGCGTGCTGCTTCGGGGCACGTCCCGCTGTAATGCCACTTGCGGCAAGCTTCGCGTGCTTGCTCAAGAGTGCAGTCGCCGAGGTAGAGCTTGACCGTGCTCATGGGATGATGATCGGCCCGTTCTACTTGGCTTCGACGTTGGCCCTGGCCTCGGTGAGCAGCTCGGCCAGAGCTGCCGGCAATACTTCGTCGCTCACCTCATCGATGGGCTTGGGCCTGATCTTGTCTATCGTCTCGTCGAACTTGACCAGCAATTCCTCCGCCTTCTCAAGCGTGAGATCGCATGGGATCTGAATCGGCCCCACCTTGAGCGCGAAGCAAACCATCGGCGGATCTTCAGAAACTCCGATCGCGTACTGCGTGGGGTTGCTCTGTTGGAGCATCGGCACGAGCTGGTCAAGGGTGATCTGCCCTGACTGTTGCGGCTGCGCTTGCGGCGGCGGCGGTGTATTCTCGCGGGCGGCGATGGCTTGTCGTAGGCGGCTTAAACGGCTCATGAGTGGTGCAGGACTCCTCAATCGAAGGCGAAGGATTGAATCAGAGCGTCAAATCTGTCAGGGCTGCGTCCTAGCTCGATCGCGTGGTCCTCTTTCAGCATTAGGCGCACCTGGTTCCCGACGAGGTCATACGTGACCTTTTCCAGCTCTTCCCGCAGTTGCGGCCAGTGCGGGCCAGGTGGGATGTGGAACGGGAGCTGCCTCGACGCCTTAGGAAACCGCGGGTCAATCGACCAATCGGGGTTTAACCTCGTCCGTAGCTTCCATGCCGCTTCCGAGCGAAGGTTGGTGAACTCTCGTGGGTTCTGTGCTCTTCCCGCGCCGGCGTAGCCGATGGCCTCGGTGATTCCGTGGCGGGCGAGGTGGTGGCGCAGATCGCGGCCGACTCCAACGCGGTCGTAGCTGATTCGCTTGTGGGGGACGGCCCACTTGACGGAGGCTCGCGCGATTCTTTCAGCGATCTCAGGCAGGCCAAGAGAATTGCCGGCGTCGATTTGTTGGACGCCAAGGTCATCGCGAACAATGATGCAGTAGTCATCTCTGCCTACACCCTCTGATATGTCGGAAGCGATTCGCCGCGTGTTGTTGACTCGATCAAATGGCCCGATCGCTGGCCGCTCGCACGCCGCCGCACGGTCGATCCAGGAAATTGGAATAAGCCGACCCGATGACTCGGTGGGTACCACGGCGTCGATGTGACAGCGGACCCAAAAGCTATCACGGCCGTACTTGGCGTAGCTGGCCTCAATGAATGTCTTATCGGCCAGGCCCCAGGGGGACTTATCGAGGTGCGCGTGAGGGCTCGCCGTGCTGGGTATGCGCACGGCGTTCGTCGCCATCTCGCGCGGCACGCCGTTTTCCTTGTCGCGCCGGGCCTTCTCGATCATCCGCACGAAGCCGCCCTCAGCGCGAAGCGGGTTGCCGATGGCCAGCAGCCGCGTATAACCGAGGGAGTCGATCGCCTCCCAAATCTCGTCTTCGACGCCCGACGCCTCTTCGACGATCACGAGAAGATTCGCGTTGTGCTGGCCCGATGCTCGCTCTACCGAGGTCGTACTGTAGCCCAGTGCTCCCCAGTCACCTCGAACGGTTAGTCTCAGGGGCGAGCATCTGATGCCCTGCGAGACCGTGAGACCGAGCGGAATCTTGGCCTTATTGCAGGCTAAGCGGACTTCCTTCCAGGTGATCGAGCCAAGGACGTTTTGCGTCGGGCCGGTGACGATAACCAAACTGTCGGATCGCGTGAGTAGCCACCACGGAACCAGGCGACCAACCAGCCTGTCCTTACCGGTGATATTGCCGGTGTAGGCTGCCGTGTCGCGGTAATGGACGACCGAATCCGCGATCTCGCGCTGGCCTTGCCAGAACGTGCAATCGCCGATGAACGCGCTGTTGAACAGGTCGGGGTCGTCGTGGCACGCCGCCAGCAGATCAGTGAGTCGATCTCGATCAGTGGGCGGAGCAATGGTCAGCGCTCTTTCTTCCGCTGCTCTGCCCGCGCTTCGGCTTCCGCCACCAGGTCGGCGAGCTTGAATTCATCGGGCTTGCCTTCGATTTTGCGCTTGATGAGGTCCAGGAATCGCTTTCTCAGGGCTCGCTCGGGCCGGTTCCACAAGCCGTGGTATTTACCGATGAGCTGCAAGGGTTTGAATGGGTCATAGAGCAAGGGATCGCTTCGGGCGAGGTCGGACACCCGTTGCAGGATTTCGTCGGGGGGCATGGCCCCGCGTTTGAGGTCCCGCTTGATGGCTGCGCGGATGCTAGGTTTTGCAAGGTTTTCCGCGCCAACCACGCCGAGCGTCTTGGCGTTGCCGGAGTATCGAGCCCGCCGCGCAGCGTCGGTTGCGTTGCCCTGGCTTGGTCCGAGATAGGCTTCGACGAATCGCTGCTGTTTGAGGGTGAGCGGACGCACATAGGCTCAAGCCGGGGGGCCGCTGACGACCAGCATCTGCGAGGTGTACGCTTTCCGCTCGATCGTCTGAGCGGGGAACGTGGAAGTGATCTTGCTCACGACCCGGCCATCGGTGAGGGTCTTGCAGCTCTCCGGGCCGAGCCAGGTCAGGAGGTACGCCTTGGTGTCGTCCTTGACGCGCTCGGCCGCCTTAATCGTAGCCTTAGCCGAGAGATAAGCGTTGACCTGCTCGGTCACTTCATCGGGCGGGATTGGTTTCGGGGCCGTCTTGCGGCCAGCATGTTTCGCGGCGGTCGACATGAGGTTCCTCACGAGGGACTTCGGATGGCTAACGCAGTCTTCGGCTCGAGGCCGAAACGTTTGGTGGTTCGGCCTTCCCAGTTGGCGCCCATCCGGGCGGCTTCGCTTTCGAGATGAAGGACGATGACTTCAGGTAAGAGCTGGCGCTGACGGCGATCCCATTGGAGAGCGAATTGCACGTCGGCGCGGGCGGCATCCCCGTGATGGTAGGGGTAACGGCGCAGGTGCCGGCCGCCGTCGTTCGCGGCGGAGCCATGCCAGAGCTGAAAACAACCGATCGGCACATAGCCGTGTAGGCTCGATACCCATCGACTACCGACCCTGAGTTGCGGGTGGAACCAGTGCCCCGTCTGGTGGGAATGGTTGTCCCAGCCGCCGCCCGCTTTCAATCGCTGCCAGGCGTCCCAGCCGATGACGTCGGAGCGATCTGCACCATAAATGACAGCAGGATCAAGATGAGCCCACTCGACCATCCGGCGAAACTGGCGGGGCAACACGATGTCGGCATCAAGGTGCAAGATCCAATCCGAGCCGCTGATCTGATCGAGCGCCCGCTGAATCAGGCGGGCCTTGTTGAACGGGCCGCCGCGCCGGTGATCCTCGGAGAGCAGATGGTGGACGTTTTGCCGCCGACAGACCGCGCGTGTCTCGTCATCCTCGGGTGACGTGATCACGACCAGGTCGTCGAGGAGCGGGAGATTCTCGGCCAGCGTTGCCGCCAGGAAATCCCCGTACCCCACGCAGACCGTAACGGCTTCGATGCGCACTAGGAGTGACCGAGAAGCTGGCGCACGACTCGCAGGAGGTACTCGGAGCCGACGTCGGATTCGGCGTCGATCGTCAATTGCGGGAGGTAGCGCTCGATGACGTCACGCACGGGAGGCCAGCACGGATCGCTGCGCCAGTGCCGGGCTACGCGCTGTAGTCGCTTGGCCTGCGCGATCGCTTCGGCCAGGTCGTGGCCGGGGGCCATGTCCTGGCGGTTGATCGCCTCGGGCTCGGGAGCCACCTGCCCTGGCCGCACTTCCGCGCGGTTGGGCGTCGGTGGCTCGTGGCGGGTTGGATCGTCAGAACTCATTGCGGCTCGGCGGCCAGACAGAGGCTTGATTCTGGGCACTCGGAATGATGGGCGGCGGCGGAGCTGCCTCGCGGCTGGCTGCTGGCGCGGGCTGCGTCGGAACCTGCGCCGGAACGAACTGGTAATTCACCGCTGCGACTGGGGCAGCCGACACCGGAACTCGCTGGATGACGAGCGCCCGGGTTCCCATTGGTGCGAGCTGCCGACCGATCCAGCCCAGGGTTGTCGCGATTGGCCCGGGCCCGATCACGAGGGGCCGGCATGCCGGGAGCGCGGGAAGCGTCGGCAACGTCGGCAGCGCGAAGGCCGCCGGCTGAACGGCGACCATCGCGGGTTGCATGGGTACGGCCTGCACGGCCATCGTCGCCGCGGGCTGATACGCCACCGCGGGTTGCCAGGGCGTGGTCATCGGCACGAGCTGATACGTGAGCGGTTGGACTGCGGGATGCCGCCCCCCCGGGTATTGGTCCGCTGGCGGGATCGCCTGGGGTATTGATTTCTGAGGCGAAGCCTGGCCGAACGCGGAGGCAGAGCACAGGAAGAGCGGGACGACTACCGATAGGCGGCGCATGGTCGTTGACCTCGGACATGGGGTTAAGGAACGGCGGAACCTCATGTTTTATCGACCGGGGGGCCGATCCATGTTGATGTCGTTCGCCTCTGACCCCCCCGGTTGGCTCGCCCCCGGGGGTTTTTGCTGCGCGGCACCCTCGAGGACGCCCTCGGCTCTCGCCAGCTTGCGGGCCGCGTCAAGGAGCTCATCCATCCGCGAGTTGACCGCGATGTGGATATTTTCCACTTTCGCCCTGACGTCGCGGGCCTCTAGCTGGATCGCAGTCTGCGCCAGCTTCAGGCGATAGGCGAAGTAACCGCCAATCACCCAGGAGAGGAACGTAAGTATCCAGGGCGTGATGATGACAATCACCTGGTACGCATTCGTGACCTCAACTGTATTCACAGCGGTCTGTCGCCGCCGGGCATGCCGGGCCTAGCCGACATAAGAGCGTTGAGCTTGACGTGCAGTTGGGCCGTCGAGGTGCCGACCCGCTCGACACTATCCGCAGCCGCTTGAGCAGCCGAGCCAGCGGTGTTGAGCTTGACCGAAACGCCCAGCGCCGCGAACACGGCGACCAGCGAGGGAAGGATAAGCGAAGTTTGGCCGCTGGCCACGACGTACCCCAGATACAGTACAGGGGCCACCGCGGGGCCGAATTTCGTGAGAAGTGCAAGGAAGCCTGTCATGGTACCTCGGTGAAAGCGTAGTAGATGATTTCTGCCCAATGGATTAGGAGCGGGATCAACAGCAGGATCGCCGCGATGACAATGGCCCGATCGAGCCAAGAGCTGAGGCGCGGTCTCAAGCCGGTTGCTTCTTGCGAGGCCGCTTCTTTTTGGCCGTGTGGGGTTCTTCGACCACGACACCGATGGCCCACACGATCCGGCCGCGAACGACGCGCGGTGTGACCGGGAGCGTCACGTCATCGGGAAGTGAGGGCACAGCGCCGAAGGGGCCGGTTGATTCGAGTACGATCGTCACGTCTCCGCCGAGATGGGTTCTTTGGTAGCGTCTTTGTTTACGGATGAGTTGTCTGAGTAGGGCTCGAATCCAACATCCCGCGAACCATTCGAACTTGACCTGGGGGAATTGCTCGGGGTCCCACTTGGCCGCCGCGACGCAGAGCCCAAGGAGGGCTTCTTGAATCACATCCTCCCATTCGAGGCCGATACCGTATGCCTTGGGCCGAAAATCCGTCTCGGCGATCTCAGTCACCAGAGCGAGGTTGCCGAGCACAAGCGCCTGGCACTCGCCGGGAGGCCGCGTTGAGGTAGTCACAGGTGCGATGTCCGCTGATGGGATTCGAGGTGTGGCTACCTAATACCATGTCGAGTTCGCCGACCAAATCCGGGGAATTTCTTGCGTTTTGCCGGTGGTAAAACGTAACGATCGTTATGACCCTAACGCGCTTTGTAGTCTCACGCGGAAACCGGCATCAGAGCAGCGCGACTGCGCGCAGAATCGAGAGTGCAGAGATGTTTCCACCCCCATGAGACGCACCAATGAATCGAGATTTGACGACTACCGAGACTGCCGAGCTTTGCGCCGTCAGCAACGCAACCGTGAACCGCTGGATCGCGAGTGGCCTCTTGGCCGGGTATCGGATACCAGGGTCAACCTTCCGGCGAATTCCGCGGGCCGCCCTGGGGGAGTTCTTGCATCGGCATGGGCTACCGACGGAGCGATTCAAGGCCCGATTCCCGGAGCTGGTGTTGGATGAGGCGAGCTGAAATCTTTCCCATTTCTGGCTAGAAGTGGGAAAGACCCGGTAGAATCAGGGTGGTTATGTGCCGGATTCATAGAGTGCGCAGCCATCACCCGGACTGCCGTAAATGGGAAAGTAGTCGATCATGGGAAAGTTAGCCCCCCCGAGACGCCCCAAGGGAGTGCCCCATAACAGCCGAGTCAGGCCAGGGGGAGAGCATCTCACGGAAGAGCAGGTCGAATCGATTCGCAAGGCTGCGCTGGCATCCGGGCGACATGGCCACCGGGATTCAACCATGATCCTGCTGGCGTACACGCACGCGCTTCGCAACTCGGAGCTGTGCGGGCTCCAATGGGACCAGGTCAACCTCGAAGCGAAGACTGTTTATGTGCGCCGGCTCAAAGGATCGATCTCGGGGGAACACCCGTTACGTGGGACCGAAATCCGAGCTCTGAAAAAACTAGGTCCCGACCGTCGAGGCTTCGTGTTCGTCAACGAACGGGGCGAGCCAGTGTCAAAATCGAGCTTCCAAAAGATCGTCGCGCGGGCCGGCAAGGAATCCGGATTAACCGTCCCGATCCACCCCCACATGCTCCGCCACTCATGCGGCTACCGCCTTATCAACCAGGGGACCGACATCCTCATGATCCAGGTTTGGATGGGCCACGCGAACGTCCGCAACACCCAGGAATACACCAAATTGAACACCGTGAGGTTCAAGGGGCTATGGTCGGATTGATCGCGGATTTTCGCCCCCCTCCCCTACCCCAGCAGAGAGGGCAGGGGAGCGCCCGAAAGGTCACGCCGACCGGTCAAGCTTCAACCGCAAGGTCGGTGCCAGTTTCACCAGCTTTAAGCATGGTCGACTGATACAATTTGCGGACCTCGGCGTCCATCGCATGCTTCGCGCATCCCATGTCAATGAGTCTGCGCACAAACGCTCGCTTGGTCTGCTTGAGCTTTCTCGCCAGCCATTCGAGCCGCATGTCATCCTCTTCCGTGATCGGGACGCACAGGTTGACCGTTCGCATGTCTTTTGACTTCCGCGAAGACATGGCCGGTTTTACTGGCTCTGGGGCAGGGGCTGCTGCGGGCTCTTCTTTGGCCTCACGGCTGGCCTTCAGAGCGCTCTTCAATTTTGGCGACATGGAACCATCCTTTCGTATAAACGCGATCGGCCGAAAGGATGGGAGCGCGTTAGGATTTTTTCTCCACCTGGCAATACCAAGCGTCAACCAGGCCCGCACAGTTCTCGATCCGGAAGCCGTCGGCCGAGAACCAAATCTCGGTCCCGCCCTTGGCTGGGCTGGGCAAAAAATTAACCCTGAGCCATCTCCAACTGCGCCCGCGACCGCTCTCGAACGCAAGGCAGGTAGGGTGGCCATCGCACACCCCCACGAACTTCCACCGCCTCACGCGCCGCTCCTTCAGTGACCCCTTCCCACTGATCTCGACCCAGGGATGCTCGTCGAGGTATGCAACTAGCTCCCTCAGATTCTGCGGTGCAGTCGATACCATCGTCAGGCCCTATCCAATTTCAAAAGCTCGTCCATCATGATCAGCACGCTTTCCCTATCGTCTGGCAGCCGCAAATGGAATGCGTAGTAGCCGGCCGCAAAGGGTTTGAACCAATCCGAGTGCTCAAAGAGCCATGGCCGCTCCATGACGACCTTGGCCTGGATTCGGAGGTGGCACCGCTGGCACAGGGCCGCCAGATTCCACCAACGGCAGTTCCTCGGATCGAGGTCGAGATGGTGGACGGTGAGGACATAGCCCGTCGCCACCTCGTGCGGGTGATCGCAGCGCACGCACCGCCAGTTAGCCTCGCTCTTCACGCGCTCCGCAATCTCATGCCAGTTGTCGGGATAGGCCCCGATCGATTTTCGTCCCATCAGAACAGCTTCCCTTGTCGCTCGGTGACCTCTTGGCTGTGAACCGATTTGATCGCTGACGCCGCGACCGAGGCATCCTTGTGGGCATGATTCTGAGCGATCCAATTCTGGGCTGCCGCTGCCGCCTCGCAGTATTCCACCGACGGATCTTTCGTGATTTCCTGGCCAGGCCGATAGGTCTTCCAAATCCACGCCCGGATTTCTCCCGGCAACATAAACCAGTGTCGTCTACAGCCCCATAGCTTGGGCGGGACTTCGATCGGGCATCCAGGCCAGTGGCAAAAATGCCGAGTCATCTACTCACCGCCTTTCGGCTGCTCGTCCAGGGGATTCCGCAGGCCCGATTCCCGCGCTAGGTCAGCGATAAAATCGCGGGTCTGCTGGGGCGTCAGAACTGCGGTCACGCTCAGCCCGATTGCGAGCCGGTCGCCGAAACG